GAGATCGCCAACGCGTTCCACGTGCCGCTGAGCTTCCTCACCAGCGAGACGAACCTCGCCAACCTCCAGGCGGCGGAGCACCAGCACATGTCCAAGGCCGTCGCGCCGCGGTTGCAGCGCCGCGACGAGAAGCTCAACGAGCAGCTGCTACCGCTGTACGACCCGAGCGACCGGCTGTTCCTGGCGAGCGAGGACCCGATTCCGGCCAACCGCGAGTTGACCGCCAAGGAGCAGGAATTGAACCTCAAGTACGGCGTCGTGACGATCAACGAGGTGCGCTCGGAAAGTGGGCTGCCGCCCGTCCCGTGGGGCGACGTGCCGTGGGTGCCGCAGCAGCACCAGTAGGCAGGGGATTGGCGAACCGGCTGCGTAAGCTGCCGGGTCGAAGCAACACCAACCCGGCAGCTTACGCAGCCGGTTCGCCGAGGCAGAGGTATCCAATCATGAAACCCATCCTCACGCATCACTACGGCACGACCATCGGGCCGCTGAACTTCCCGCAGAGCGACCGTGCCGCCTCCGCTCTTGACGCGGTGCTGCGCTCGTTGCCGAAGACGCGCGAGTACGAGTACCGCAAGACCGTCAGCGCCAAAGCGCCGACCGAGCTGAACCCCGGCGAGCGCTCCGACGTGTCGTGGATCACGACGGAGAGCGTTGACCGCACCGGCGAGGTAGTCGTGGCGCGCGGCATGGATGACGGCCAGTTCCAGGGCAACCCGCTGGTGACGCTCGGTCACGCGTACTGGTTGCCGCCGGTCGGTCGCAGCCTGTGGCGCAAGCGAACGCGCGACGGCAACCTCGTCGGCGTCAAGGCGAAGACGCAGTACCCGCCGCGGCCGGAGGCGTGGCCGGCAGGCGACCCGTGGCCGCCGGACAAGGTGCTGGCGCTGGTGCAGGCGGGGCTGCTGCAAGGCAAGAGCATTGGCTTTTTGCCGACGAAAGTCCATATCCCCGACGAAAAGGAAGTGCGCCGCAACGGCTGGGGCGAGCAGGTGTCGCTCGTCATCGACGAGTGGCTGCTGCTCGAATACGCCTGCGTCTTTCTGCCGGCGAACCAGGACGCCCTCGTCGAGGCAGTGTCGAAGGGTAGCGTTGACGTGCCGTCGGAGCTGCTCGACGCGCTCGGCCTGAACGCGCTGCAAGCGCCGTCGCGCACCATCGTATTCACCCCGTGGGAGGAGGTCGAGTGCGCCGTCGCGCGGCGCGTCGAAGCCATCGATTTCCTCACCCTCGCCCAGCAAGCGCTTCAGTGCGGCCTCGACAAAGCGCGCGGCCGCATCTGACCGATTCACACCGAGTCGTTAGGGCCGCGGCGGTGGAGGCGGACTGTGAGCCGTCAGCCGTCCGCGCCTGGAGACGCCCGGTTCTCGTTGCGTCGTCCCCCGTCCGTTTGTCCCAACGAGGACTTGTTCCATGTTCGTGCAACTCACCAAGGATTCCCTCGGCCGTAAGGCCGGCGAGCGCCTCGACGTTAGCGACGCCGACGCCCGCGAACTGATCCACAGCGGCGCCGCCGTCGCCGTCGGCGACGACCCGCTGACCTCCGCCGTCAACCGCGCCGTCGACGGCGCCCTGTCGCGCTGCACCCAGCAACTCGACGCCCTCATCAACCAGTCGCTCAAGGCCTTCGCCGACGCCCAGGCTCAGTCCCGCCGCGCCGCGGTGCCGGTGCTGTTCGGCCCCGGCGGCGACGGCGACCCGAAGAAGTCGTTCGGCGACTGGTGCCTGGCCGTCGCCCGCAACGACCGGCACTACCTCGAAAAGCACTACCGCTCGACGTTCAGCGAGTGGAAGCAGAAAGCGGCGCTGGGCGAGGCCAGCGGCGTCACCGGCGGCTACACCGTGCCGCAGGAGTTCTACGAGCAGCTGATGACCATCATCAGCGAAGAGAGTTTCCTGCGGCCGCGCGCTTTCGTCCAGCCGATGGGCAGCGCCACGTTGCAAATCCCCTACCTCGACGTGTCCACCGTTCAGAGCGCCGGCGTGTCGCCGTTCTTCGGCGGCGTCCAGATGACGTGGACCGCCGAGGCCCAGACGAGACGGAGCCGCAGTTCAAGCAGCTGGAGCTGAAGGCGTGGGAGCTGAGCGGCTACAGCGTCTCCAGCAACGTGCTGCTGCAAGACAGCGTGATCGGCCTGGAGAAGTTCCTGATGACGCTGTTCGCCCGGTCGATTGCGTGGTTCGAGGAGTTCGCGTTCCTCCAGGGCAACGGCGTTGGCAAGCCGCAGGGCCTCTTGACGGCTGGCCCGACCATCCCCGTGACGCGGGCCGGCGGCGGCCTGGTGCAGTTCGCCGACGTGGCGACGATGTGGTCAAAGCTGCTGCCGGTCAGCTGGAGCAAGGCGATCTGGTGCTTCAGCCCCAGCGTCGTGCCGCAGCTGTTGCAGCTGAAGGACGGCGCCAACCGGGCCATCTTCATCAGCATCGACCAGGGCGCGACCAAGGCGCCGAACTGGGCGCTGCTGGGCCGGCCCGCGTTCCCGACGGAGAAGCTCCCGGCGCTAGGCACCAAGGGCGACCTGATGCTGATCGACCCGAGCTTCTACGTCATCGGCGACCGCATGCAGATCGAGATCGCCGCCAGCGAGCACGTCAATTTCTTGAAAAATCAGATGACGTGGCGCGTCGTCGAGCGGATCGACGGCCAGCCGTGGCTCGACAAGGCCGTGACACTCCAGGACGCGAGCACCCAGGTTTCGCCGTTCGTGGCGCTCAATTGACAATCCTTTGTCACTTCAACCCACACAGCCCGCAGCGCCCGCAAGGGCGAAGCAGTGCCTTGCTTGCGCTGCGGGCTCCGAAGGAGATTTGCCTCATGTACACCGAACAACTCACGCAAGAACTGTCCATCGCCGCGACGCCGATCCAGCCGCAGACGCTCAACAACTCCAGCGCCAGCACCGGCAACGGCGGCGTGGACATGCAGAAGTTCCGCCGCGCCCTGTTCGTCGTGCTGACCGGTTCCGTCACCGGCGGCGGCTCGCTGTCGGCCAAGCTCCAAGAGTCCACCGACGGCAGCACCGGCTGGACCGACATCGCCGGCGCGGCGCTGACCGCGATCACCGCCAGCAACAAGGCCGCCACGCTGGAGGTCCGCGCCGACCAGATGACCAAGCGCTACGTCCGCGCCACGCTGACCGAAACCGGCGTCCAGAATGTCGTTTGCAGCTGCGTCGCGCTGGGCGGCTCCGCGGTCGAGAAGCCCGGCAGCGCCCAGGATGTCGCCGCCGTCACGCAGCGCCTCGTCGTGTAGCACCACCGTCAGAGCCGCGAGCGTAAGCGAGCGGTATGGACCACCGCTCCCTGACGGTCGCGGCTCTGATCTGCCTTTTGCAATCCCACCCGAAGCATCACAGTCCCGTGACGAGTCCACCTCATGGCCGCGAAAGACCTCATCACCCTGGCGCGTGCGAAACAGGCGATCCTGTCGATCACCGATTCGACCTACGACGCGTTGCTGCAAACGCTCATCACCGCCGTCAGCGACGCCATCGCCAAGTTCTGCCGCCGCGACTTCTACTCGCGCGCCTATGACGAGCTGTACAGCGGCAACGGCGACAAGCGCCTGCTGTTGCGCGAGTACCCGATCCAGTCGGTGCAGAGCGTGCGCTACCGCCCCGTGACCGTGCTCAAGGTCATCAACAACAACACCAGCCTCAACCAGCTGGCGCGCGTGACGGTCACCAGCACCGGCCTGACGCTGGTGCGCGTCGCGTCCGGCGTGTCGTCGAGCAACGCGCTCACGTTCGCCGGCAACGTCACGCTGCAAGCGCTGGCGGCGGCGATCACCGCGCTGGGCAACGGCTGGAGCGCCCAGGCCGTCGGCGACGGCGGCGGGGACTACGGCCTGTGGCCCAGCGCCGACCTGTACGTCGCGCCGGCCTACGGCGACGGCACGACCTCGCAGGGCGCCCTGACGGCGCGCGGCCAGAACGCCGAGATCAAGCTGCACACCTACGAGCTGGCCGGCTACCAGTTCGACCCGCGCGGCTGGCTCTTGCGGGCGATCCCGTACACCGACCCCGAACTGCTACACCCCGAGGACCTGATCTGGCCGGTCGGCGAGAACAACTTCCGCGTCCAGTACACGGCCGGGTACACGACGATCCCGGAGTCGGTGCAGGAGGCGTGCGCCCGCTGGGTGGCGATCTGCTGGAACCTCGCCCAGCGCGACCCGAACCTCTCGACCCAGAGCATCGCGCAGAGCGTCCGCCAGACGTGGGGCGCCGACGACCCCGGGCACCAACCGCCGCGCCCGGTGCGAGCGCTCCTGGCCCCGTACCGCCGCTACGTTGCCGCCACCAACCAGGGTTGAGCCATGCCCCTGCCCATGCCCGCCAACACGACCTGCGACATCTACCGCAGCGGCAACGCGCCGCCGTCGGCGCCGGACATTGCCGGCGTCAAGTGCTTCCTGATGCCGCTCGGCCAGAGCACGCTGACCACTCCCAGCTACACGCACGTCCTGTACGTGGATGCGACGGTGGACGTGCGCGACAACTTCATAGCGTCGAGCTTCAGCGCCGGCGCCAACGCCGACAACGTGTACATCCCCAACCAGAACGGCACGAAGTTCACCGTCGTGCTGGTGCGCCGCTACGGCAAGGGGACCGCGTCGGACCACAAGCGCGTGCTGCTGGCGCGGCAGGCGCCGACGTGGCCGACCAACGACGTGTAAGCCGCGACCTCGGGAGTCTTAGCCCCGGCGGGGCGGCAGGGTGTAGCCAGGGGCGTCAGCCCCTGGACCGACGCCCCACTCCCTTATTGTTTTTAGCCCCGGAGGGGCGACAGAGGCTCTGCCGCCCCTCCGGGGCTGAGATTCCGGGGTTGCGGCTCCTTTCCAGGGGCTTTCGCCCCTGGCTACACCCTGCCGCCCCGCCGGGGCTGAAGACACATACCGTGACCTATCCAAAATCGCTTCACCTGTCCGAAGGAGAAGGCCCATGCGAAAGTTCACGCTCACCCTGTTACTGTTTGCCGTCTGCCCGCTGCTCCACGCCGGCGAGTCGAAAATCGCCGGCCGCGCCTCGCCCGACGGCAAGGAGGAGATCGCCATCGACCTGCCGGCGTCGCAGCACCTGCGCAACAAGGTCGGCACCGACGGCCTGGGCCTGTGCGTCTGGACGAGCCTGACCATGAGCGGCGACTGGTGCAACGAGGAGGGCCTGCGCTCGCTCCAGCAGCAGATGACTCGACAAAAAGGCGGCGGCTGGCCGGAGCGTGTGGACGAGCTGCTGCCGCGCCTGGCGCCCGGCGTCCAGTACGTGCAGTACGTCGGCCGCGACCCGTCGATCATCGCCACCGCGATCCGCTCCGGCCGGATGCCGTGCGTGACCTACGGCTACAGCCCGCGCTACGTCGGCCCGCGCAACCCGGCCGGCCGCGTCGCCCACATGGTCAACTGCGTGCATTACTCCGCGGCGTGGGCGGCCGTGCTGGACAACAACTTCCCCGGCGACGACCAGTACGAATGGATGAAGCCGGAGGAGTTCGCGCGCCGCTGGATGCTGGGCAACCCCAACGGCGGCTGGGTGGTGCTGCCGCTGCGCTGTGGTCCCTGCCCGGTGCCGGTCCACGCCGCGCCGCACCCCGTTATCGGCCAGTGCCGCGGTGGCTGCTGTCCGCTGCCGCTATCCTACCCTTCCGCGCCGCTGCCCGCCCCCGACGTCTACGAGTGGCGCGCGTACCGCGACGGCGACGGCCGTGGCATGTCGCTGGCCCGCAACGGCGAGCAGGTCGGGGCGTACTGGTTCCCGACCGGCGAGTACCGGCCGCTGGTGGGCGACCATTTCGGCCCGCCGTGCGCGCCGCCGATCCCGCCGCCCGCGACGCCGGAGAAGTACGCGAAGCGGAAGGGCTGTGGCTGCGACTTCGACTGCCGCTGCGACGGGCCGGGCTGTCGGTGCGCGGCGAAGGCGGAGACCGAGGCGGCGGTGCAGAACTTCGGCGTGCGCCAGGACCGGATCGCGGCGCGGGACGGCTACAGCCGCAACGGCGAGCCGATCACGCG